CACCTATCAGAGCGACAAGGGCCAGGTGAAGCTGCAAAGAGAGAGTGTCTTGCACATCCCCGGCCTGGGCTTTGACGGCCTAATCGGCTATAGCCCCATCGCCATGGCCAAGAACGCAGTGGGTCTGGCTCTTGCCACAGAGGACTACGGCGCGACTTTCTTTGCCAACGGCGCCAACCCCGGCGGCGTGCTGGAGCATCCCGGTGTGGTCAAAGAGCCGGATAGGCTGCGTGAGTCCTGGCAGTCGCAGTTCTCAGGCACGAATGCCCACAAGGTGGCGGTTCTGGAAGAGGGGCTCAAGTTCCACCAGATGAGCATCCCGCCGGAGCAGGCGCAGTTCCTGGAGACACGCAAGTTCCAGATCAATGAGATCGCGAGGATATTCCGCGTGCCACCCCACATGGTGGGCGATCTGGAAAAGAGCAGCTTCTCCAACATCGAGCAGCAGTCCTTGGAGTTTGTCAAATACACCCTTGACCCCTGGGTGGTCAGGTGGGAGCAGTCTCTGCAGCAAGCCCTGGTTTTGCCAAGCGAGAAAGCGACAATCTTTATCAAGTTCAATCTGGACGGCCTGTTGCGCGGCGACTACCAAAGCCGAATGCTGGGCTACTCGACCGGCATACAAAATGGCTTCTACTCGGTCAACGATGTGCGCAGCCTTGAGGACTTGAACCTGCTCAGCGAGACGGAGGGAGGAAACCTGCACGTCCTAAACGGCAACATGGTCAAACTCGCAGATGTTGGCGCGGCGTATCAATCGAATAAAACGGAGGGTACTTCATGAAAACAAAGAAGTTCTGGAACTGGGCGCGGGACGCTGACGAGACAGGCGGCCGCGTCCTCTATTTTGACGGGGAGATATCCGACGAAACCTGGTGGGGAGATGAGGTCACGCCCAGGCTTTTCAAGGACGAGCTCTTCTCGGGACAGGGGGATATCACCATCTGGCTCAACTCCCCCGGCGGGGACTGCGTAGCGGCAAGCCAGATCTACGCCATGCTCATGGATTACAAAGGCGATGTCACCGTCAAAGTGGACGGCATCGCGGCCTCGGCTGCAAGCGTCGTGGCGATGGCGGGAACACAAGTTCTTATGGCGCCGACCGCGCTCATGATGATCCACAACCCGCTGACCGTGGCCATTGGCGACAGTGAGGAGATGCAAAAGGCGATTGATATGCTGGCCGAGGTAAAGGAGAGCATCATCAACGCCTATCAGATCAAGTCCGCTCAGTCGCGGGCGAAGATCTCCCACTGGATGGATGCGGAGACCTGGATGAACGCCAACAAGGCGATAGAACTGGGCTTTGCTGACGGCATCCTGGAAGACGAGAAGCGCAGGAAGAGCGACGACCTCACATTCGCCTTCTCCAGACGGGCCGTGACCAACTCCCTGTTTGACAAGGTAAATCCTAAGGCTCAGACCAAGCAAGAACAGAAACCCGAACAACCGCAGGGTATCTCCATTGAGTCGCTCCAGAAGCGGCTCAACCTGATCATCCACTAAACATATGGAGGGAAAGAGAATGAACAACATCCTTGAACTGCGCGAGAAGCGCAACAAAATCTGGAACACAGCCAAGGCCTTCCTCGACCAGAAGCGTGGCACGGACGGGCTGGTTCCCATGGAAGCCGCAGCGGAATACGACAAGATGGAAGCCGACATGGTCGCCCTGGGCAAGGAAATCGAGCGGCTGGAGCGACAGGTGGCCTTTGACCTGGAGATGGGCAAGCCTACGTCCGCGCCCATTTTGGGCATGCCGACCAAGTCCGCCGAGGAAAAGACCGGCCGGGCTTCCGCCGAATACAGAAAGGCTTTCTGGAACGCCATGCGCACCCGTGGCAATGAAGGCCTCGACATGGGCGTAAAAAACGCCCTCCAGATCGGCACTGACTCTGAAGGCGGCTACCTCGTCCCCGATGAATTCGAGCGCACGCTGGTGGAAGCGCTCGACGATGAGAACATCTTCCGCAGGCTGGCAAGCGTGATCACTACTTCTTCAGGCGACCGCAAAATCCCTGTCGTAGCATCCAAGGGCACGGCTTCGTGGATTGATGAGGAGGGCAGCATCCCGGATAGTGACGACGCCTTCGGCCAGGTGTCCATCGGCGCCTACAAGCTGGGCACGCTCATTAAGGTGTCCGAAGAACTCCTTAACGACAATGTGTTCAACCTGGAAGCCTACATCTCCAGGGAGTTCGCACGCCGGATCGGCAACAAGGAAGAGGAATCCTTTTTCTTGGGCGACGGCTCCGGCAAGCCCACCGGCATCCTGGCAGCCACGGGTGGCGCTCAGATCGGCGTAACCACGGCAGGAGCTACCGCCCTCACCATTGACGAACTGCTCGACCTGTTCTACAGCCTCAAAGCGCCCTACCGCAACAGGGCCGCCTTTGTGATGAACGATGCCACCGTCAAGGCCATCCGCAAGCTGAAAGACGGCCAGGGGCAGTACCTTTGGCAGCCCTCTTTGCAGGCGGGTACACCTGACACCATCTTGAATCGTCCTGTCCATACCTCCGCCTATGTTCCCACCATCGCTGCCAGCGCCAAGACCATTGTGTTCGGGGACTTCAGCTATTACTGGGTGGCCGACCGTCAAGGGCGGGTGTTCAAGCGCCTTAACGAGCTCTTTGCTGTCACGGGGCAGGTGGGCTTCGTTGCCACCCAGCGCGTGGACGGCAAGCTGATCCTGCCGGAGGCCGTCAAGGTTCTCCAGCAGAAGGCTTAAGGAGGGATGAACCATGAGATACAACGCCAAGAACTACACCGAACAGGGCGGCGAAAAGACCGTCATCGGCGGCACGTTGGAGATCAAGGAGGGGGCCTCGGTAACGGGGCTCTCTCCCTTTCTTCTGGAGCCTGCCACAGAAACGACCCTGGGCGGTGTCAGGGCAGCCGCGAACCAAGCGGACAGCACGGCCACCGAGGTCACAGGTCTGGTGACTGACTTCAACAGCCTGCTCTTCAAGCTGAAGGCGGCGGGCCTAATGCAGGACAATTCACAAAACTGAGCATGAGGAGGTGGGCGGGATGACGGAAGGAGATCTGCTTCAAATAGTCAAGGCGCATCTCATTCTCCAGCATGATGAGGATGATGACCTGCTCCTCCGGCTCATTGCTGCCGCCACGGGCTATGCCGAAGGCTACCAGCACCTGCACGCTGGGCACTACGCAGAGCACAACATGCCGCCCACCACCGAGCAGGCGGTGATCATGCTGTCGAGCCATTTCTATGAAAGCAGGGATGGCTCGACTGCGGGCTTTTTCGCAGACAGCGTTCAGGCTTCGCAGCAGGTGTGGAACACAGTCAATGCGCTTCTGCGGCTTGACCGGGATTGGAAGGTGTGAGCATGAGCTACGGGAAAATGAACTGCTTCATTGACATCCTCTCTACCCAACCCATCAAGGACAGCGAGGGTTTCGTGACCACAGGGGATGTGGTGCTGGCCAGTGTCCGTGCCTACAAGGAAAACAAGCATGGCTCGGAGCGCTGGGCGAACAGGGCGGCGTTCAGCGAAGCGACTGCCCTCTTCCGCTTCCGGTTGATACCTAATGTAAGCATCGATACTTCGCTCCACATTGCCGATGTGGACGGCAGATACAACATCTTGAGTGCTGAGGATGTGCGCGGGCGCGGCATGTACATTGAATGCCTGTGCGAACGAATCGAAGGGAGTGTGGCGTGATGGCCAAGGCCGAAACCAAGATGCCCGAAGAATTTCTCCTGAAGCTGTCCCGGCTGGGCGACAAGACAGACGAGATCATCCCCAGGGTGCTGGAAGCGGGCGGCGAGGTCGCGTTGGCGAAGGTCAAGGGCAATCTCTCCTCCGCTGTCGGACGCGAGACTAAAGAGAAAAGCCGCGCCACGGGTGAGCTGCAACGTTCACTCGGCTTATCACCCGCTAAACAAAAACGAGACGGCTCCGGCTGGGACATCAAGGTCGGTTTTGCCGAGCCCAGGAGCGATGGCGGCAGCAATGCCAAGATTGCCAACATTCTGGAATATGGGAAGCACGGGCAGCCGGCAAGGCCCTTTCTGAAGCCCGCCCGAACGCAATCAAGGAAGCCCGCAATC